AGCTTTAGCAGGCTTCTTGATCTTTCAGGAAACGCTCGTCTTAGAAAAGAAACCTTTGATAGGCTGGAAGGTATAAACGCTGCTTCTGCAAGAGAAGCGCGAAGATTTTCAGATGCTCGAACTGTTAAAGAACGCAGGAAAAAAGATGACCAGTTTGTCTTTGAAGATGTCGATGATGCAGTAGGCACAGATAAACCACTGCAAGATGACCTTGCACAATTTGAAGTCGTAGATTTCTTCTCTGACGCTAGTGAAATCAATCTACCAGCTAACACCATGCAAGGTCTTGTAGCCGCAGGTCGAGAAGGGATGGGTACCTTTGACTCATCTGTTAGAGCACAAGTAATCTCATCCATAATGAGAGAGATCCCTCCGGAACTAAGAGGCAACCTTTTTAACACCTTGATGTCTCCTGTGGAAACCAGACAGACACAATTCCTTAGATCTCTTTTGGGTAAAGCAGACGAACAAGGAACACTTGCTTTTACCTTAAACGCAGAAGACCTACAAAAACTCCCTAAACAACTCAAGGGTTTTGTTAAGCCATCTAAAGGTGGCACTATGTTGGATGTACCTGTTGCCGACCTTGGTGCTCGAAAGTTGTTGCTGCGAGAAATCCCAACCATTAAAAGATCACTTAATCTTACGCAAGAGTTTAATCCTAGAAATGCAAGGTCTTTGAAACTTGTAGCTTCAAGCGCACAAGAAGGAAATCTAATTATTCCCGGCAATGAGTTGTTGCCTCGTGCTGAAGACTTGATGAGCGGAGAGCGTCTTGTAGAATTCCAAAGACATCTTGGTATGCTTGGAAAGATTGGTAATTAACTATGCCACCAGAACCACACAAGAAGTTGTCTAAGAAGAACGCCAAGATAGAAAAGGTACCTACAGGTGAAGAGACCGTTCGGTCTTTCTTTTCACTTGAGGGGGCTTCGCTTGCCATCAAAGCGAATTCGTGGGATATGCAAGAAGAAGTAAGTCAGCTTGTTCGACACTCAAGAGATGCAGATCCCAAGGTTTCACTCCGCGCAATGGCACAACTTCGTGGTATCTTGAAAGAAGTTGCTGTCGCTAATGGTTTGATTGGCGAACAAAAGTTTGAAATGACCAAGGAAGAAGAAGGCAAAAAGATTACAATGTCCGGCGTTACTAACCGCCTCGTAGAAAACCTCAAGGAAGTACCAGATGTCCTCACAGATGAAGAAAAGCCCCACTTCGCAGCCCGTTATCTCCCAGCCCGTGACTCCTCCGGCACCCAAAGCGGAGATGCACCCGGTAGTTAAAGAAGCCTTTGACCTCATTAAGTCAAGAGATGTTCAAAGCATTGCTTACAGTGGGGGAGTTATCCTCCAAGACCTTGCTATCCGAGACCCGGCACATTGGGCAGGTGGTGCAGGTGAACTTGGAAACAAAATCCGCAAGGAAATCTTTAATGATAAAGGTGGCCTTAAAGAAAAGTATGTTGTTGTAGGAAACAACCTAGTAAACAACATCGACATCAAGATCCAACCTGCGCTTCTTTCATCTCTCATGCTTAGAGTTGCTGCTGTAAATGTGGTGTCTAGTTCGTGAAGGTTAGAGAAATACCAATGAGGGATCAGGGTAATCCCCTGTATCCCTTACCTTTTGATTATCCCACGCTTACTCCCGAAGGCCAAAGACTGGCTCGGGTTAATGCATGTAGACAATGGATGGTACGTCATAGTGATCCCCAACGAAGAGCGACAGCGTTTGCGTCAGCAGTACACTTCTTTGACAGTTACTACTTATATCCCGACGATGAGTCGGAATTCAATCCGATGTTCTACGACGACGACCCGCTCGATCCACCGCTCGGGCATTTTGCGATTTATCGTTTGTGGGCTTTGTCTCGTCGGGCGATTGTTGTTGCGCCCCGTGGATTTGCTAAGAGCAATTGCATCCGAAAATCCACACTCCTGCAGATGCTATCAAGACCGGGCTACTCATTTATCTACGCCACCTCCTCGCATGATAATGCAGCGCAGACGGCCCAGATTCTAAAAACACAGTTTACCAGTAACAGCAGAATCTTTGACGACTTTGCCCCTGAGTCACCCGGTAATCGCATTACGCCTAAAAGAGGTGAAAAATCTTTTGGCATCGAGTTGATGTACCTCGATAATGGTTCTTGGTTCCGCGCTTTGTCTGCTGAGTCAAGGCAGCGCGGTGGTCGCCCCCAGTGTTACTTGTTGGATGACCCTGAATACGATGGAAGAGCAGGAACATCTTTATCCCTCCTGCGTTCCTACATGGAACAGTTGCTATTCAAAGTTGTCATGCCCATGGTTACCCGGAGAGATACCAGTGTTAGATGGTTGGCTACGTTTGTTTCTCGCAGGCATTATGCGTGGCACGCAATGGATGTGGAAGAGACACCAAGCGGTACTCGTTCTCGTGATCCTCGTTTCGATGAGTGGTCTCGTCTTGTCCTTAAAGCAGAGTACACAGACGACGATGGAAAGTCTCATTCTTGTTGGCCTCTTATGTGGCCTCTTACTGATGCCGACAAGTCAAAGGACCCGAGGTTAAAGGAAGCTGTATCTCTTGAACAAGTCAAACGTCTTATCGGTTCTGCCAACTACGCCGCTGAATACATGGCTGAACCGGGCCAAGCTGAAGATCAACACTTTGGAACCATGGAAGAAACCAAGCATGGTTGGTGGGTTGAAGAAGCTGACGGAGAAGACCCGATTAAAAGTCGTGCCTTAATTTGTTGGTACGACAAGGAAGGCGAAAAGAGATCGGAGTCCTTGGCAAACTTTCTTTCATCTAGGGTAAAGACATTCATAACCTGTGATACTTCATACACCAATACAAAAGACTCAGACTACAAAGTGGCAACCCTCATGGGTTATGAGCCTGTTACGGCAACTCTTTTCGTCCTTGACACATGGGCGGGCCAGACAAAAGAATCAGTTCTTATCACCAAGGCATTCCAGATGGCACAACGGTGGGGGTGCAAATCCATACATCCCGAAGTCGTTCGGTCATCGTTTTCCCTATATGCCACCATGCAATCCATTGTCCAGCAACGTGCTGTGGAAATGGCTGGTGTGGATTCGCTTCCTCGCATCGTGGCGTTGAAGGTGGGTCAAATGGACAAATCATCCAAGATCAATGCCTTGGGTTTTAGGTTCGAGCATGGCCTAATCAAGATGCCTTTGCGCCGTCGATACGACAAGCCTTGGGATATGCTGTTTAACCAGATTGAGGAATTCAACCCTGACGCAGCCAATGGGGGCCTGCAACATGACGACATTATTGATACAGTTGCCATGTCCATGTTTATCGTAAAGGGTCGTCAATACAAAACTACAGACCAAAACGAACCTGTAGATGTGTGGGATAAGATCAAGTCTGGCAGTATAGTTGATGAGAAAACAGGCATTAATTACGTAGAGTCTTTGGACCCTTCGCAAATGACAGCAGAGCAAGTTTCGGAACTTTTCAATGCAAGAAACAAACCAAACAACCAATCCGAGTCAAGGGTCTAGTGCTCGATATGTCACAATTCCCTTTGAATACTACAGAACTCTGGTAGAACATTACTATTCACTAATACCTTCTTCTCAGCCGGAAGATGTGTACGAGGCCCCCCCACTAGATCCCACCCCTGAATCAGTGGGGGAGACTCTAAATCTAGCTGGGGTAAATCTTTTTGAAGAAATGCCGCAAGGCTACAGGAAACTAAACGATGGCGATTGACTCTGTACAGCTTCCCAAAGATAAGAAATCCTTGGCTCGTGTTATTGCACTTCACGTTGACAGGGAGCTTTCCCGTCTTTCGTACAGACGAAGCATGTGGCAACTTGCTTGGTACTACCTAAATGGATATCGCCGTTTTGATATCTTTGACCCAAGCAATAACAAGATTGTGCCCCACTACCTAGACAAGGATGGCAACCTTGAGTTCCAGTCCCAAGACCTGATTTCGATGATTGATCGAATTACGGGTCGTTTGTCTTCTATGGACCTGCGGCCTAAAGCCCTTCGCCAAGGTAACTCACTTGCGGGTATGAGAGAGCGAGCTTCAGCCCAGCTTATTGCTGATGCTGTCTTTTCAGATCACCAGATCGAAGAAGTCAAAGCTCAGTTTGCCAGCCTTTTTGTAACACTAGGCTCCTGCGGTATTACGGGTCACATTACAGATCACCCCACTATCGGGTTGTCTGCTGACCTTGAGGTTGTGCATCCCAAAGAACTCTTTCCTTTCCCAAGCCTCGGCGTAGATCGTGGTAAGGTTAGAGGTCTAGTTCGTCAGCGCATGGTTCCACTTAGTTTCCTTAAGGAAATCTACGGGGCCAAGATCGAAAAGAACAAAAAGGACATGGATGTGTGGGTCTGGGAACAAGGCCACAACATGGAAGTTCCTGAAAGAGAAAGTGAACTTGGTCAGGAATATCCTGATGGTCAGTACGGTGCTTCAGGATTGAAGTACAAAGCAGGCAAGTATGAAACTGAGATGGATGTTGTTAAGATCCGCGAAGTGTGGATTGACGGTCCTCGAGGTACTTGCCAAAGGTACATTGTTACTTCTGGCGATTACGTTATTGAAGACCAAGACCTTTCCGATGTAGAAGTGTATTGTCCTATCGGGGTTGCCCGGTTTATGGACAGCGGCACGTTCCATGGCATCGGCATGTTTGACTTGATGTTCTCGCTGGTTAGAGAACTTGAGCGGATGATGAAGTCGCTATTCAACAACGTGCGAGATATTGATAAGTACGGTGTGGTTCTTATGCCTCATGGCACAGTCAATGACCGGGCAATGCTGCGAGATGTGGGTAAGGGTTTGCGGTATATGACCTACTCCAAGGACGCATTGATGGGTGAAGACTTTAAACCTATCGTGATTAACCCTAGTAATGCAGGGGATGCACCGGGTAAGGTTGCTGGGTTTGCCCGCGATGTGATGAAGCAGATCTCCCCCCTACAGGATCTTATTGCTGAAAAGGGTCGAGTTGATAGTGCGTCGGGTCTTCAGTTCCTCGATGAACAGTTGAATCGAGCTATGACTAACCCGACTTCAGGGCTGCAACGAGCATTTGGTCAGATGTACAAATCCACGGTGTCTGCTGCTACCCGCCACATTTTGGTGGCTAACCCTACCCTCCCAGTAAACAAGTTGACTTTGGATCTTGCTGGTGCGGTTATTAATGCAGAAGAAGGCACGGTTAACTTCAAAGAAAACCCGATTCCAAACATGAGTCAGATTTCTTTTGCGGTTAGGGAGATCAATCCTAAGTCGGAACTGGCTCGTAAGCAGGAAGCAATTCAACTCCTAGATAAGAAGTTGACTGACCCTGCCGGTTTCAAGTTGTATGCATTGAAGGAAGGTCTTGACTTTGCCATGTGGATGGACGAAGAAAAGGCTGCTTACGAAATGGTTGTCAGGAACATCCTTACTTTGTTTGGGTCGGGTGGAGATCCTCAACAGATTATCTTGACACCCCACACTGCTCGACCTGATATTCAACTTAGAGTATTGTCTAGCTTTATGACAGGACCCCAGATGGCTATGGCTAGTCATCAAGTCCAAGATTCTTTTAAGTCTTTTAGAGAAGCATTGATTTCCTTTATGGGTCAAACGCTACCCTCTATGGTTCCCAATCCTGATGAAATCCAAGACCTCGGTATGCCACCGAGGCAACAACTCCAACAACCTCAAGGAATGATGAATGAGTGAAAACAACGAAGTCGAAGAAATTGGAATGGACACTGAAATCGAGTTTGAAGGTCGAACCTTTACGCTTGGTGATTTGATGCAGGCACAAAGTCAGGTCAATGATCTGCAAGGCCAAGTCAATCAGTTGAATGAGTTTAAGCAGAGCACTGTTCAGCTTATGTCCAACAACGCAAATGAAGATCAGCGTCTTTCTGCTGCTCGTGTAATTCTTTCAGAGTCCGGTTATTCGGCTCCTGAAATCGAAGAGTACATGAACGACTACCAGAACGCCCTCCAGACT